GCAGATGTACGTTTGTTTTCTAGTGTTGTTTCTTCAGCCCTCTTAATTGAAGGGTGATTAGCAATAGCTCTAGCGACAGCCTTGTCTGGGTCTGAGAAAAAATCTATTTCTTCTTCAGGTTCTTGCGTTGGTGCTTTTGTATCGTTTGTGTCGAGTTGTGTCTGAATGTAACTATCAACTACGCTACGTAACTCCCCCACTTCACTGCTCTGTCTACCTAAAAGCTTTTCAGCTTCTTGGTGCATCCTTACAATATCAGCAGTTGACTTTCCTTTGTACTTATCGGGGATGTCATCTTCGTTTACAGTTTTTGTTTGAGGGGTTGACTCTTGCGGAGTTTCCTCTAATTTAAGTGCTGTATCAAAAGTTGTAATTTCTTCTTCTTCGTTGATGTCCTTTGGACGCTCGTCTATAAGTGTTGCCATTATTAAACTCCGTGATATATTATCATTGTGGAGGTTTCATGTAAGTAAAGCTTCTGATTACTCAGAGTTGGCCTTACGCTCTTGCTTCAGTTTCTGTTCGCGCATTTTCATCCATTTCATTGTAGCACCTACATTATCACCAGAAATAGGGTCAATCTTACTACGAACAGGGGTAATCATTTTGTTAGAAAGCTGACCGCAAGTAGCACAGTCAGCCTCCTTAGTATTACTGTCTATAAATAACTCAGTAACGTGTCCTTCTGGACATTGGAAATCAAACATAACCCGCATCAGGAGGCTTCTTGCTCTTCATCAGGCTCTTCTTGTGCCTGTTCCTCTGCGGCTCTAATCTGTTGCTCCAGTGTCAATAAGCTACCAATGATAGAAAGCTGACCCTTACGGAAGTGCAGGTTGTTCTCATCTGTAGTTTGTTCCACTGAGTTAATGTGTACAGAGTTAGCCTGTAAATCAGCAAGAAGAGACTTCCAGCCTTCGTTACGGAACAACGTGTACATGCTTTCGTAATACTTTTCTAATTCTTTGTCAATCATACTGTTTATCCTTTAGGACAGTTTAAGGTTTAAAATTTAAGTAACTGATTAAAGTATACTATAGTACATTATAGCATATTTTAAGGTAAAAGTCAAGTGTTATTTTGTCTTCTTTTTAGCAGCAGATGCTTTGTTCTTTACAGCTCTCTGGCCCCTAATGGGCATCTTACTGCCCTTCTTTGATGTTGATTTTCCACATGCCATGTTATTTCCCCGATTTAGCGCCGGAACACTTCCAACGTTTACGTGATAAGTTATTAGGAGTATTAGGGTCATTCTGTTTAGCTTTAGGCAAGCCCTTCTTAATGCCAAGGCTTCTAGCACAGTAGCTATCGCCTTTAGAAGTCCCCGGTTTTACACGGGGGCCTCCACCTTTAGCTTTACCAGCTTGACCGTAGCTTACTTTCTTGCCGCTAGAGGTTACCTTAACCTTTGCTTTTCCCTTTCTTGGTGTCGCCACTGGGCTTCTCCTGATTAGCTTTAAGTTCTTTAACTTCTAATTCTAGTTTGTCAATCTTTTTATTTGCTGCTCCAAACGCTACGTTTACTTGCTCCATAGCGTCGCTGAACATCTTGAGTGTTAGTATCATTGTGGCAATTGCCCTTGTAGTTCAAAGGTTGCTTGTGGGGTTGGTTTGGTTCTAACGGCTTCTTCCTTAACAGCTACTTCACGCTCCTTCAGTAGTTGCTCAGAGATTTTAAGACGCTTCTGAAACTCTTTGTCGTCTGCATCTCCAGCCTGAAGGTTAGTTGTAATTGCTCTGATACGGTTAATCTCAAGCTCCTGTGGTACTGCCTGTGCTTCAGCAGCGGCTTTAGCAGCTCGTGCCTGTGACTCTTGGGCCTGTCCGTTGAGTGCAGCAGTCTGTGAGGCTTGGAAGGCCATCTGAGCTTGCTGTGTCTCTTGTTGTGCCTTCTGAGCTTCTGGGTTAGGCTGGTTAGCTGCGTCTAGCTTAGCAATAAGCTCTTCACGATTGGACAAATTCATATTGTCAACAATTGATTTAACTAATTCAGGGTACATAGGGGTGTCTGGAGACATGGTTTGTAGTAACTGTACGAGCTGTGTGACTTCATACTCACGAGCAATAATGCCCAAAGAGCTAGACACATCAAACTTGTAGTCAGCAACAGGATACATCTCTGGTTCAAACTGCATGTAGCGATGAGCAGCCTTAGTGACGAAGGGAACGATGAATGATTCTTGGAAGTTAATCAAAGTGCGCTTGTGACGCTTAATGATGGCTCCTAAGCTCATTGAGATTCCCGCTGCCGTCGCTTCTCCGTTAATGCCACCTGATACACCAGTGGAGTCTACAGCGCCTGTAGCGGTCTGTACCATCTGTTGTAAGGCACCGGCCTGTGCGAAGGTAATTTGACTGACCTGACCAAAGTTAAATGGCTGTAGAATCTCACGAGGGTCACCGTTGGTTAGGATAACTTTACCTGCACGTACCTCTGGCTTAGCGCCACGAGGCATACGAGAGGCATCCATCGCCATCATAGGGTGTACAGTTAGTGCAAGAGCATCAATTCTAGCGCGTAGTTCTGCGTCTAACGCCTTCTGAGAGTTATACCCTTTCTCACATACTCCTCTGCCCCAGAAACGGCTAGGAACGACATCCCAAGGGAATGCGATGATAGGACGGTCACCCATCATGTAAGGATTAGCTTCAGCTTTAAGCAATACACCGTCATTACCTACAACAACGATAGCCTCAACGTAGTAGCTGTTATCTTCTTCGTCATCTGATAAGCTAACTGTTTCTTCCTCTGCGTCAGGGTCTTTCATAGCTTCTTCTAGGAGGTGACGAGGAACTAAACCGTAGTACTTAGTAAGACGTACTTTATCTTCTTCGTAGATGGACTGAATGTCGTGGTCAGGCTCAATATCGAAGTCTTGTTGAGCTTCCTGTAGCTCTACGTCACGATAAACACCCTGCTCCTGTAGCTTCTCTACGATGTGTCGAGAGACAAACTCATCTACAGCACAACCTAAAGCATCTTCAATAGACGTAGCTACTGGGTCAATAAGGAAGTTCTGAGGCATAACAGGCCGTAGCTTAACACAAGTACGGTCTACGATGTTGACACCAACTGCTGTTAGCTCTCCATCCATCAAAGGCTGAGTGGCTGGTTTAAATTCTTTTTCAGTTGACAATTCAATCTCAGCGATGCCAGTACCGAAGACAGCAGCGTTGATTAAACACTCAGCTACACCCTTGCGGACTTTGTTACGCTTGAAGTCAGCTTCTAGGTGGTTACGGAGCATCTGAACGTCCGCGTTATCCTTGTCCATGTAGTCATCTTTGATGTCGAACCACTTACCACGACCAAAGGTAGCTTCCTCTAGCTCCGCTACGGATGACTCAACAGCCTGCTGTAGTGCTGGACTAATGATACGAGAGCGTTCTGACTGCCTAGTCTTATCTTCAGCAGCCCACTGACCACGCCAGAGTCTGTAGTACTCATCGAACTTCTGTGAGTAGTTGGCCTCAAAGTAATCTCTCCAAGACATTGCTTTGTTGCTTACCCATCCTTCTAGTGATTCTTCAATAGTGAATGGTTCGTTGGAATCTAACATAGTTTAGTACCCTGAGTATGTATCCATGAATTCGTATTCTTCTTCTTCAAAGTCAATAGCGTAAGCAACTTTAGCTAGTTGGTCTATGTAAGCTAAAGCATCTATTAAATCATCGTGAACAAGCTTATTCGGGAACTGAAACAACTCATCGAGAAACTGAGTATTCCATTCACCTTTGTTTAGTGTTATCTGCCCGTGTTCAAACCTACCCTGTAGTGCCCACACAACTCTATCGGTCTTTCTTTGATTGCCGTGTGTAAGCTCTTCCACTCTAAAGAACCGCTGGTTCTTCTTCATTATATCGTTTAAGTAAGGATGTACAGCGTTCTTCAACGCACCCTTCTCAATACCTACTGAGATTGGTTTGTAGTCTCTGACTGCTTGAAAGATTCGTCTGGCAGTCTCTTCGACGCCCCAGCGGCCATGTATAATATTAGCAACCCACCAACCTTCAGTGCCTGCTTTAACAACAGCAATAGCCGTTTGGTCAAGCCGGTTAGTTTTAGTTGTAGCTTTTTGTACATCCGCAAATCCTGCCAAATCGACAGCAATGTAATAATTACCATCTTCAGGTTCTTCCTCTGAAAACTTTATAAACTCTTCCTTAAAGAGTTCACCACCTGCTGCTTCAAAGGACGCCATGAACTCCTGTCGGAAGGAAAAGGCTGACATTGACTTCTTAGCTGCGTTAATCTCTTCTGCGTCTAAAAGCGGGTTATCGTAGCTGGTAAAATGCCAACCACTCCAATCATCATCATCAGCCAACACAGAGTACTGGTGTAGCTCAAAGAAGTGGTTACGGCCCATAGGCGTACCGATGAACATCGCTGAACCCTTCTGGTCAGCTAGTGCAGGTCTTAGGATTTGCTCCCAGACCTCCGGCTTCATGTCGGCGTACTCATCCATGACCAAGAACTTAAGGCTGACACCACGCATAGTCTCTGGTCTATCGGCACCCTTGAGTGCGATGGTAGCACCGTTGACTAGCTTAATCTGTAGGTTGTTAACGTGGCTAGACACAATGACTGGGTTACCTACTTCCAGTAACGTCTGCCACATAATGTCTCTAGCCTGCCCCTGTGTAGGAGCAACGTAGAAGACGTGACCCTTAGTCGTAGTCAAACCTTCAATGATTAACTTCCATGCAGCGAGACGAGACTTACCTGTACGTCTACCAGCAGCTATTACTTGGAAGCGTGCATCATCATTCCAGACCTCTTGCTGCCAAGGCAGTAGTTCGACCTTTAAGTCAGTCACTCAGTACAACCACATTACAGGTTTAGCATTACCGTCAACACTACGCATATCAATATGGACGAACACACTGTGTATTCCAATGCCTCCAAATCCCATCTTGATAGCTTCCTCAACCAACGTGTACCTTTGTTGTGCTGTACTAACTTTAATGTCTGCTGCAATGCCTTGGGCATGAGTTCCTGCTTTCTCCTTTCTCGATTCAATCGGATGTTCGGGGCTACGATAGCCGCTAGTGATAACAAATGGGAAACCACACCTTGCTCTAAGCAAGTCTAGCTTCAATAGGAATGTATCTTTAATTTCATTCTCACCTGTATGCTGACAGGCAAACTCTTCTTTGGTAAAGTAGTCTAGATCTTGATTAATATCATACATCGCTATACTCTCCATCCTCTATGTCCTCTGAGCCTGATATAACAGTAGTTTCCCCACCTACACCAGTTATACTGATATTGATGGCACCTCTGCCTCCTCCTGCCTTGTCCTTCTCGAAGTAACTAACAGGAAGCAGTCTATCCATGCACAACTTCCATGCTGCTGCCTGATTCTTATGATCATCGTCTAATGCAGCATTGAGGATACTGTCCAACACCTTCCTACTCTTAGGGGATGCCAACATTCTAGCTTTGTATTCATTAATCGTAGCAGCATCACCCTTAGGACGACCTACTGAATTACGGTTGCCTCGCTTGTTAGCTGACACAACTTGCTTCTTAGGGCGGCCTTTCCGCTTCGCGGAGGGAGGCTGACACTCTAAAGGCTCTTCTATACTCAAAATACACTCCTTTGGTTATCTTAAGTATACTTAAGTAGTCTTAAGGAGAATCTTTAATGATAATCTTTAAAGTTAATCCTAAACCTTTTCTTAAGTACCCTTAAGGCGCTTGGTTGTCTTTGTCTTACTTAGTTATACTATATATTATAGCATATTTTAGAACAGAAGTCAAGACATTTCTACTACTAATTGATAACTAATTGGCCTGCCGACATGTCATACATTGTCATTACACATGTGTCCTTTTTCCAGCCCCCCGCTACATAAGGCTAAACACAGGAATACACTTGTATAACAATGGGTTATGACTGCATATGACTCCTTGTGTATAATCCTAAATTGCTACTTTTTTGTATACCGGAGGGTACCGTTAGTATTCCCGTGACACCACAGGCCCCCCCGTGGCCGTTTATCCACAGGCTGTGCATAAGTTATCCACAGGTTATCCACAGGCCCCACAAGTTATCCACAGGCAAACACAAGGCTTGACAGGGCAGGTGTGAGTATGCTAGTGGGTACCCTTGGCACAGATATTGCATACACAAGTTATTCACAAGTTGACACAAGTTGGCATGATTATTGCTACGCGTGCGCGCGCATAATAAAAGGTAAGCAGTCAATAGTTGGCATGATAGTTGCTAGGTAAAATAAATACATCAATATGCAAATTAGTTGTTGACATTGTATTGCACAGGTTTTAAGATACGCGCATTAAACAAACAAACAAACAAGGCGGCACATTATGACAACATCGGACAGCATCGGTTTTGCGATATTGGGTTTTATAGTATTATCATATATAGCATTAAAAACATCGGGAGCAATGTAGCATGGTCAAATTCATAGCAAAGCGCGAAGTTCAAAGCATACTGAAGCAACTGCGACTGGGTGGTTTTGAGGTCGAAGGCAAAGCAGGTTGGTATAAAGCATTCGACGGTGACACGCAGGTATTTACAGCAATGCCACACAGTAGCGGGCCGTCAATGTGTACACTAAACGAGGAATATTTCGGTAAATAGTTGTTGTTATTGCTGACCGTTGTGATATTATAGCGGTCAGTTATAAAACAATTAATAAAGTCAATAGGGTATAGATAATGATTAGACTAAGTAAGCCTAGCAAAATGCCTTGCAAATCTTGGAGCCTTGAGGCCCTCGACACTTGCCCAGCGTCAACCGATAGCAATGGCGACCTAGTGCCCGCTTGCGTAGGTTGTTACGCTACGGACGGAAACTATAGGTTTCCCAATGTTAAGGCCCCGCGTGTCAGTAACAAGCAAGATTGGAAACGCGACGAATGGGTTGATGAGATGGTCGAAGAACTGGAT